CTATGCTGGTCTTAGCACCAAACTAGGATACTACGGTGGTGGCCGAATGAGTGGTACGACTGGCACATGGCCGGACGTAGCAGTTGATCCAGAGTTTGACTTCTACTCACCTGTCATTGTTAATTACAATGCCACATCGTTTAACGGTGCTGGTGGTGGACAGAACTGGAAGAGCAACTGTGTCTTTGCTGTTCGTGAAGGTATTCATCAGTGCAAACGAAATGATACCCGAGAAGCACAAATCGATCTGGTTGTGCTTGATCGTCACCTTTACATCCAGTTGCTCAACTCCTACCGTGAGGATGAGCGTATTGTAGTAAGTAAAGAAAACGGCCTTAAGGCTCTAGGATTTAATGACGCAATCACAATTGACGGCGTTGAAATCACTAGCGAGTACGCTTGTCCAGCAGGCAAGGGTTACGGGCTGTCAATGGGTAATATGGAAATGCGTTGCCTTGAGAATCAACTCATGGTTGCGGAAGGCCCATTCTTCTCAGAAGAAACCCAATCCTACCGCTACGCTTGTAGCACCCTTGGCAACTTGCGGTTCAAGTCGCCTCGTAACTTCTTCATGCTCGACGGCATTACTACACCTGCTTAATTAGGAGTTGACCTAAATGTCAAGTATTTTCAGTGATCCATTCTGGCGAAGAGGTGCTACGCTTCTTGCTGGAGAGCCGATTGAAATGAGTGCTGGTAGCCCAGTTGCTGGAACAGAGGTGATTGGTCAGGTGAAAGCCTTCCAAGATGTATCGCCTACTGGTCATGGTACACGGCACAGTAACAAACTCGTTTATTGTGTTGCAGTTCGCTACACGGGTACAACCGTTAGCGATTCATCGACTGTTGCAGGAAAGCGTTACGTTCTGAATGCAGCACAGGATGAAATCAGTGCCTTGCGAAGCAAGGCTAATGCAGATGCCGCCGTGCCATCTGGCGTTCTCGATGAGTACCTTGTTGGGGAACTCCGCGAGAATGACATTGTGTGGCTTGTCGTCAAAGGCCCGTGCAATGTTGTGTCAAGCGGCACAGTGAATGCCGGTGCTAATGTCGGTCAGGTTGCAGGGGGCGGTGGCGTTCTTGCTACCGCTGGTGGTTCTAACTCAGCAACTGTAGACGGCACAGCACTCGCTGCTGCTGCTAGCAATAAGTGCCGAGTCAACCTACACAGCAACTTCATTTAATGAACAGTTGGTGATAGGATATGCAAAGCAGCCCGCAGGCACCCCCTGTGGGCTGTTAGCATATATACATATGAAAAAGAAAACTTGCATTAAATGTTCTGAAGAAAAAGTCCTCGATAAGGAAAACTTCCGTTACCGAGTCAGGGACGGCAAGTCTTCGTATAGCAACATCTGCAAGAAATGCGACTACATAACTAAGCAGAAGAAGATTGAGGAAAACAAACTCAATAAGAAGATGGCACTGCAAGAGATCGAGCAGTCTGGTGTAGACGTATTCTTGGCGACAATATCAAAGGGAGGCAACAATATACCGCACACCGCAGAAGTGGTGGAGAAGGTGATGTCTTACTTTGGCGGCGTGTCTGGTTTTTCTTCAGTCATCGTCAAGCAGTACTGGGATAGCCCGCCGGGTAGCGCACAAAGAAACAAGTTACTTGAGACTATGTGTCGAATGGTAACTAGGAATGTCGAGTCTGGCGGTGCAAAGAAGCCGTTGCAGTTCTGGAGTGAGGACGAACTAGAGCAAGAACTTGATGCTCGACTCAATGAAGCAGCAATGCACTTTAAAGGAGTGACTATCGATGCCACAGCGGAAAAGAACGAAGAAGCACCCGAAGGTGCAGGCGAAGAAGTTATCCGTGCAATCGGGTATGACCCAGCATCAGATGGATCACCTGAAGGATGTTCAGCAGGAACTGAAGGAACGTCAGGTAGAAGCCCTGAAACTGTACCAGCCAAACGCAAACCAAGCAGAGGTACACAAAACAAAGGCAAGTGAAGTTCTTGTTATCGGTGGTAATAGATCAGGCAAATCGCTATGCACCTTCGTGGAAGACGCTCGGGCCGTTACTGGGCAAGACCCTTTTGAGAAGTACCCGGAAAAAGACGGAATCCTCGTCATTGTTGGAAAAGACTGGAAACATATAGGTCTAGTCGCAGTGCCTTATCTTTTTAATAACGGGGCGTTTAAGATCATTAAGGATAAGAAAACCGGGGATTGGCGAGCCTTTAATCCTGAAACTGATGAGGAAAGGAAAGACGAAGCAAAGCCCGCACCGCCCCTCATTCCTAAACGAATGATCAAGAGTACGTCTTGGTTATTGCGTAGTGCTAACTACATGCAGCGTTGCACGCTTCACAATGGATGGGAAATACATTTCTTCTCTAGCGAAGGTGAGCCTGTACAAGGCTTCAACTGTAATCGTGTCCATATCGATGAAGATATTTCGGATGAGAGATGGGTGCCTGAAATGCAGGCTCGTATTGTTGACCGCAAAGGAATGCTGTGTTGGTCTGCTATGCCGCATTCGACTAACAACGCCCTGCTAGGATTAAAGGAGCGGGCAGAGGCATCGACGGCAGACCTAGGTAAAGAGTCAAACATACAGCAGTTTAAGTTGCGGTTCCTCGACAACCCTTACCTAGATCAAGAAGAAAAGAAAAAGAGTATCGAACGGTGGGCGGCATTAGGCGACGACATTCTTAGAATGCGTGCCGAAGGCGACTTTGTCACTGACAGTATACTAATGTATCCCAACTTTGATATGCGGATACATGGGATGTCTAAAGACGATTTGCCTAACGGAATGATACCTCATGAGTGGACAAGGTATGCCGTAATCGACCCCGGCCACGCAGTCACTGCAATCCTATTCGCGGCTGTTCCCCCCGACGAATCCTTTGTCCTGTGCTACGACCAATTATACCTGCGCCAGTGCAATGCCACAATATTTGGAAAGCGGTTCACTGAAAAGGTTCGTGACTGGCACTTCCATGCATTTATTATTGATGCTCACGGTGCGAGGCTTAGAGACCTCGGTAGCGGTAGGTTACCCTCAGAACAGTACACGGAACAACTGGTCAAGCACGGGGTGCGATCCGAGATTACTGGGTCTAGTTTTCTCGCCGGTTGCGATGACATACAGGCACGTACCGAGTCTACCCGAGTATCGTTACACATTAAGCCGGAAGGCAAACCTTCCCTGAGAGTCCTAGAAGATGCCTGCCCAGATTTAGTTAGGGAACTCAAAAGGTACAGGAAACTAGTCAATTATGTGTCTGGAACTCCGATTGTAACGGATAAACCAAACGCAAAGGGCGAGGTGCATTTGTGCCAATGCCTCGAATATTTATGTGCATATCGCCCACATTACCACGCCCCGCCAATTCGTAACGGCGAGAAGGAGCCCTGGTGGGTAAAATGGCAGCAGGACAGAAAGAAGAGGCAGGGGCAAGGTGACCCCGGCCATGTTTACTTAGGGCCGCAAGGAGGGACAGATGAGTACGACAGTTGATAAGCCGTGGACAATGCCAGTGCCAGATATGGGCGACATTGTAATGTTTAGTTCAGACTTCAAAACCTTTAAGAATCCGCAGATTGGATTCGTGGCATCAGAGCCGGGTGATACGACCATAAGCATTTTGACGTTCTCACCCGCTGGGTTCGCCACAGTTCATAATTCGTGTCACCACAAAGACGATCCTGCGTTGCAAGGTGATCACGGTTGGGAGGACTTAGGGGCGTGGGAATTTGCACCAATTACAACAACATTCCGAGAACTCAAATCAGGGGTGAGCAGTGGAAGAACCAAGTCTGCCAAGTAACAACCCACTCAAGCAGTGTGTCACAACTTGGGTAAAAAAACTCAAGGCTGCTCAGAAGTACAAAAAACCTTTTGATGATGTCGCCAAAGAAGCAAGTCAGTTCTATGACGGCGATCACAATTGGATGTGGAAAGATGCGTATGCACGGGGCGAGCGGGGGTACAATTCAAACATTGCTCCCCCCTCGTTCCGCATGCAGTTAAACAAAGTATTCGAGTTAGTCGATTTGTTTGGCAGCGTTATCTACCACAGGAACCCGGTGCGTACTGTTTCAGTAATGGAGCAGCCCGATACAGACCTGTCGCAGTTGGGTCTGGATGTACCTT